GGAGCAGGAGGGGGAGGAGCAGGAGGGGCAGGAGCAGGAGGGGCAGGAGCAGGAGGGGCAGGAGCAGGAGGTGGAGGCCGGGGTCGAGGAGGCAATGGAGGCCGGGGTCGAGGAGGTAGTGGAGGCCGGGGTCGAGGAGGTAGTGGAGGCCGCCGGGGTAGAGGACGTGAAAGAGCCAGGGGGGGAAGTCGTGAAAGAGCCAGGGGGAGAGGTCGTGGACGTGGTGAAAAGAGGCCCAGGAGTCCCAGTAGTCAGTCATCATCATCCGGGTCTCCACCGCGCAGGCCCCCTCCAGGTAGAAGGCCATTTTTCCACCCTGTAGGGGAAGCCGATTATTTTGAATACCACCAAGAAGGTGGCCCAGATGGTGAGCCTGACATGCCCCCGGGAGCGATAGAGCAGGGCCCCGCAGATGACCCAGGAGAAGGCCCAAGCACTGGACCCCGGGGTCAGGGTGATGGAGGCAGGCGCAAAAAAGGAGGGTGGTTTGGAAAGCATCGTGGTCAAGGAGGTTCCAACCAGAAATTTGAGAACATTGCAGAAGGTTTAAGAACTCTCCTGGCTAGGTGTCACGTAGAAAGGACTACCGATGAAGGAACTTGGGTCGCCGGTGTGTTCGTATATGGAGGTAGTAAGACCTCCCTTTACAACCTCAGGCGAGGAATTGCCCTTGCTATTCCACAATGTCGTCTTACACCATTGAGTCGTCTCCCCTTTGGAATGGCCCCTGGACCCGGCCCACAACCTGGCCCACTAAGGGAGTCCATTGTCTGTTATTTCATTGTCTTTTTACAAACTCATATATTTGCTGAGGGTTTGAAGGATGCGATTAAGGACCTTGTTATGCCAAAGCCCGCTCCTACCTGCAATATCAAGGTGACTGTGTGCAGCTTTGACGATGGAGTAGATTTGCCTCCCTGGTTTCCACCTATGGTGGAAGGGGCTGCCGCGGAGGGTGATGACGGAGATGACGGAGATGAAGGAGGTGATGGAGATGAGGGTGAGGAAGGGCAGGAGTGATGTAACTTGTTAGGAGACGCCCTCAATCGTATTAAAAGCCGTGTATTCCCCCGCACTAAAGAATAAATCCCCAGTAGACATCATGCGTACTGTTGGTGTATTTCTGGCCACCTGTCTTGTCACCATTTTCGTCCTCCCAACATGGGGCAATTGGGCATACCCATGTTGTCACGTCACTCAGCTCCGCGCTCAACACCTTCTCGCGTTGGAAAACATTAGCGACATTTACCTGGTGAGCAATCAGACATGCGACGGCTTTAGCCTGGCCTCCTTAAATTCACCTAAGAATGGGAGCAACCAGCTGGTCATCAGCCGCTGCGCAAACGGACTCAACGTGGTCTCCTTCTTTATCTCCATCCTGAAGCGAAGCAGCTCCGCCCTCACGGGCCATCTCCGTGAGTTGTTAACCACCCTGGAGACTCTTTACGGTTCATTCTCAGTGGAAGACCTGTTTGGTGCCAACTTAAACAGATACGCATGGCATCGCGGGGGCTAGACCTCTGGCTGGATGAGCACGTGTGGAAGAGGAAACAGGAGATTGGTGTGAAAGGAGAAAATCTGCTTCTCCCCGACTTATGGCTAGATTTCCTACAACTCAGCCCCATCTTCCAGCGCAAGCTTGCTGCCGTTATTGCCTGTGTCCGACGCCTGCGGACTCAGGCCACCGTCTACCCGGAGGAGGACATGTGCATGGCCTGGGCCCGCTTTTGCGACCCCTCTGATATTAAGGTGGTTATTTTGGGCCAGGACCCCTATCACGGGGGTCAAGCAAACGGCCTGGCATTCAGCGTCGCATACGGCTTTCCAGTCCCCCCCAGCCTGAGGAACATCTACGCGGAGCTGCACCGGAGTCTGCCGGACTTTTCTCCCCCAGATCACGGCTGTCTAGACGCGTGGGCCTCCCAGGGGGTGTTGCTACTCAACACCATCCTGACCGTGCAAAAGGGCAAGCCCGGCTCGCACGCAGACATTGGCTGGGCGTGGTTTACTGACCACGTAATTTCATTGCTCTCTGAGCGGTTAAAAGCGTGCGTGTTTATGCTGTGGGGTGCGAAGGCGGGAGACAAAGCTTCACTAATCAACTCCAAGAAGCATCTGGTTCTGACCTCTCAGCATCCCTCTCCCCTGGCCCAGAACAGCACCCGAAAGAGTGCCCAGCAGAAGTTCCTGGGCAACAACCACTTTGTCCTCGCTAACAACTTTTTGCGTGAGAAGGGGCTCGGTGAGATAGATTGGAGGCTGTAGAGGGGTCATCACTATGGCCATGTTTCTGAAGTCGCGTGGGGTCCGGTCTTGCAGGGACCAGCGCCTCTTGTCGGACGAGGAGGAAGAGACTTCACAGAGCAGCAGCTACACTCTGGGGTCTCAGGCCTCCCAGTCTATCCAGGAGGAGGACGCAAGTGACACTGATGAGTCTGACTACTCAGATGAAGACGAGGAGATTGATTTGGAGGAAGAGTACCCCAGTGACGAAGACCCATCTGAGGGCAGTGATAGCGACCCCTCGTGGCATCCTTCAGATTCAGACGAGTCTGACTACAGCGAGAGCGACGAGGATGAAGCAACCCCCGGCTCTCAGGCCTCACGATCTTCAAGAGTCTCGCCATCTACCCAACAGTCTTCAGGTCTGACACCCACGCCTTCGTTCTCCCGACCACGCACCCGGGCACCTCCGAGGCCGCCGGCTCCCGCGCCGGTCAGGGGACGGGCCTCAGCACCTCCCAGGCCACCAGCCCCAGTTCAGCAATCCACCAAAGACAAGGGTCCCCATAGACCTACGCGACCTGTACTTAGAGGCCCAGCTCCACGCCGCCCCCCTCCACCTTCAAGTCCCAATACATACAATAAACACATGATGGAAACCACCCCCCCCATTAAGGGCAATAACAACTACAATTGGCCATGGCTGTAAATAAAATGTCATAACCTGGAGTCTGCATGTCTGTTGTTTTATTCAGTAAACCAGTAGTGCGCGTGAGTTCTTTAGGGCATCCACGATGTAGCCGCTCGCGGGGTTCCCCTCCCCAGTGATCATCTCGGATAGGGGATTCCTGTCCATGACCACGCAATTAGAGTGCCGGGCCCGGGACAGCGCCACATACACATGGCCGGGTTTGATGTTTCTGTGGCTGCCGAAGCAGATGGCGACCTTGTTTAGGGACAGACCCTGGGCCTTGGCTATGGTCATGGCCAGCTTTGAGCTAATGCCATAGTCACGAATGCTGCAGAGGTTCAGGGACTTGTCCTCTATAGTCTCATACAGCTTGTTAGTATTGTGTTCCAGGCAGCACACGAAGCCTGCCTCATCCTTGACCATTAGCCTGGGCATGCGTGAACTGCCAGCGTCCTGAGGCTGCTGCTTTCCTCGGATGCCAAAGAAGACATTGAGATGCGTGTAGCCCAGAAGCGTGTAGTTCTCGGTGGTGGAGGCGTAGTCCAGGAGGCCGTGAAGGAGAGGCTCGTCTGAGGTGAACTCTATGTTGTCGCGAATCAGCATGTTGTTGGTAAATGTGCAGAAGGGGAGGTCCCTGAACTCCCTTCCGCCATAGCGGACGGCCACATCCAGGCATTGCCTGAAATAGGCCCTGAGGTCATTATATATGTTTAACAGGGAGCAGAGGGGGGCAGAATTTGCGGCCGGGGGAGCCAGTACTCGGGCATAGAAGACAGCGGCGGGGCTCCGCTCCCCATCCCAGGCAACCTCCAGCGGCAGTTCGCCCAGCTCCATCCCAGCAGTCACCTCCGGATCCCACGTACGCCCAGGCAGGGGCACAGCACCAAGCTCCGCCACGTATTCCCCGTTTTCACAGAGAGAATGTCCTCCGTGGCTAAAAGCGTAGATGCCGCCGTAGATGAGTCGGGCCAGGAAGCTGTAGACATACTCGGGCTGCTCATGCCCGTGGGCCTCCACGAAGCTGTCCGCCTCGAGCGTGTCCATAAAGTCCCCGAAGGTGCCGGTATAGCCACAGATGGACTTTTTGGTCTTGCAGTTGACCGACACCGAGCTGTGCTTGACGTAGGTGACATTGTAGGTGACCTTGACCCGTTCTTCGTCCTGCTCGGTGCCCACCGGGACCATGTCTTGGTCGGCGAACTGCGAGTAGTTACCGAGGCGTGCATAATTCTTTTGGAGCCAGGTGTGGGCCGTGAGGCCCGGAAGCCCGACCAGGGTCTTGTACTGGGCCAGGGGATCGAGGAAGACCTCGCACTCCACCGGGCAGGTAAACATGGTCACCCCGCCCCCATCTCCCCCGGTTCCCCGCGCGGCACGCCCCTGCCCGGCAGTCTTGAGCGTGGCATGGAGGGTGGTGAGGAAGGTCTTGACCTCGGCGTGGGAGAGGAAGAGCCGGGTCCAGCCCACGTACTGCGCGGGGTCCATTATGGCCGCCCTGGGGACGACGAAGCGGTCGACGTAGGCCAGGATGTCCGGCGAGAGCTCGAGGCCGTACTCGAGGGTCTTCATGAGGTGTCCAAACTGGACGTCGGTGCAGCGCTTGTTGTTGATGAAGAGGGCCCAGTTGCGGGCCACGTCCACGTAGGTCGCGGCCCTGGGGTTGCCCACCAGGAAGGTGAGGATGTTGTCGCACTCGCGAATCTTGTTTACCTGGGTCTCGTGGCTAAAGGAGGACTGAAAGGCGTCTGTCTGGGTGGGAGAGCCCACGCAGACGATGCAGGGAATGCGGCCCCGGCGGTAGAGTGGGGTGCGCAGCCAGGCGTTGAAGAACCAGTAGCAAAAGACCACGGCTGTTAGAATGTGCACGGAAAGCGTTCCAGCTTCGTCCACCACGATCACATTGGTGGTCCATAGCTGCCCCTGGTGCATGTCTCTCAGGACCTCAAAGGCGGGGCCAGAGACTCCCGAGTAGAGCCCCCTGGGCTTGGTTCGCCTGAACTCGGCGGCAATGTCGGAGAGTACCGGCCAGTATTTGGCCAGGTCCCGCCGCTGGAGTTCCTCTAGGGCGGCGTCCGTAGAGCGACCATGACTGCTGACCCGCTGCGTCATATTTATGTGGCGGCTCTTGAACCCAAAGGCGCTATAGACGGTTGGGCAGTAGGCTCGGAGTGTCTGGGAGAGGTTCTGTGCGGCCACGGTTGTGGCTCCCGTGACCAGGCAGTCCATCGTGTGGTGGAGGCAGCTAACGCTGGTGCTCTTGCCAGCCCCCGCCGTTCCCGTAATTACATAGGCTGAAAAGGGCAGGAAGGGGGGCTCCGAGAGCTCCGGGTCAAACTCGGGGGAGAACGTCTCCATATCCGGGAGTTGTTGGACGCGGCGCCTAGCCAGGGTCCCTATCCTCCTGACTATACGCCTCACGGAGGCGTCTGAGGTCATGTTCAACATGAACGTGGACGAGAGCGCCTCTGGCGCCCTCGGCTCCTCGGCCATTCCTGTTCACCCCACGCCGGCCTCGGTCCGACTTTTTGAGATCCTGCAGGGAAAGTACGCCTACGTCCAGGGACAGACCATCTACGCCAACCTCCGCAACCCCGGAGTCTTCTCGAGGCAGGTGTTTACCCATTTGTTTAAACGAGCCATCTCTCATTGCACGTACGATGACGTGCTACATGACTGGAACAAGTTCGAGGCCTGCATCCAGAAGCGATGGCCGAGCGATGACTCGTGTGCGAGCCGGTTTCGTGAGTCCACCTTCGAGTCGTGGTCCACGACCATGAAGCTGACCGTGCGTGACCTGCTGACCACCAACATCTACCGAGTGCTACACAGCCGCTCCGTGCTCTCCTATGAGCGTTATGTGGACTGGATCTGCGCCACCGGCATGGTGCCCGCCGTTAAGAAGCCCATAACCCAAGAGCTCCACTCCAAGATAAAGAGCCTGAGGGACAGGTGCGTCTGTCGGGAATTGGGGCACGAGAGGACCATCAGGAGTATCGGGACGGAATTATATGAGGCAACGAGGGAAATAATAGAGTCGCTCAACTCCACGTTCATCCCCCAGTTTACGGAGGTGACCATCGAGTACCTTCCGAGGAGCGACGAGTATGTGGCCTACTACTGTGGCCGCCGCATCAGGCTGCATGTGCTCTTCCCCCCGGCCATCTTTGCCGGAACGGTGACCTTCGACAGCCCGGTGCAGCGCCTCTACCAGAACATTTTCATGTGCTACCGCACGCTGGAGCATGCCAAGATCTGCCAGCTCCTGAACACGGCCCCTCTCAAGGCCATCGTGGGCCACGGGGGGCGAGACATGTACAAGGACATCCTGGCCCATCTGGAGCAGAACTCACAGCGCAAGGACCCCAAGAAGGAGCTGCTGAACCTGCTGGTCAAGCTCTCGGAGAACAAGACCATTAGCGGGGTCACGGACGTGGTGGAGGAGTTCATAACGGATGCCTCCAACAACCTGGTGGACCGCAACCGTCTATTTGGCCAGCCCGGGGAGACGGCTGCGCAGGGCCTAAAGAAAAAGGTCTCCAACACGGTGGTCAAGTGTCTGACTGATCAGATAAACGAGCAATTTGACCAGATTAATGGCCTAGAGAAGGAGAGGGAGCTCTATCTAAAGAAGATCCGCTCCATGGAGTCTCAGCTGCAGGCCTCCCTGGGTCCCGGCGGCAACAACCCAGCGGCGTCAGCCCCCGCCGCAGTTGCGGCAGAAGCCGCGTCTGTAGATATACTGACGGGCAGCACCGCCTCCGCAATCGAAAAGCTGTTCAACTCCCCGTCCGCCAGCCTGGGTGCCAGGGTGTCTGGTCACAATGAAAGCATCCTAAACAGTTTCGTTTCTCAATACATCCCCCCTTCGCGGGAAATGACTAAGGATCTGACTGAACTTTGGGAAAGCGAGCTGTTTAACACCTTCAAGTTAACACCCGTGGTTGATAATCAGGGGCAGCGTCTCTACGTCAGATACTCGTCAGACACGATCTCTATATTATTGGGCCCCTTCACCTATCTGGTGGCAGAGCTTTCACCGGTGGAACTCGTGACAGATGTCTACGCCACCCTAGGCATCGTGGAGATCATCGACGAGCTCTACCGGAGCAGTCGCCTGGCCATCTACATCGAGGACCTCGGTCGAAAATACTGCCCCGCAAGCGCGACCGGGGGAGATCATGGCATCCGGCAAGCACCATCAGCCCGGGGGGACGCGGAGCCTGACCATGCAAAAAGTAAGCCTGCGCGTGACCCCCCGCCTGGTGCTGGAAGTTAACCGCCATAACGCCATCTGCGTGGCCACCAACGTCCCTGAGTTCTACAATGCCAGGGGGGACCTTAACATCCGAGACCTCCGTGCCCACGTCAAGGCCCGGATGATCTCGTCCCAGTTTTGCGGCTACGTCCTCGTGAGTCTGCTGGACTCCGAGGACCAGGTCGACCACCTCAACATATTCCCCCACGTGTTCTCTGAGAGGATGATTCTGTACAAACCCAACAATGTGAACCTTATGGAGATGTGCGCCCTGCTCTCGATGATTGAGAATGCCAAGAGCCCCTCCATAGGCCTCTGCCGGGAGGTGCTGGGTCGCCTGACCCTCTTGCACTCCAAATGCAACAATCTGGACTCTCTGTTTCTGTACAATGGGGCCAGGACGCTGCTGTCCACCCTGGTCAAGTACCACGACCTGGAGGAGGGGGCTGCCACCCCCGGGCCGTGGAATGAGGGCCTGAGTCTCTTTAAGCTGCACAAGGAGCTGAAGCGCGCCCCATCCGAAGCCCGGGACCTCATGCAGAGCCTCTTTCTGACCTCGGGGAAGATGGGGTGCCTGGCCAGGTCACCCAAGGATTACTGCGCGGATCTAAACAAGGAGGAAGATGCCAACTCGGGCTTCACATTTAACCTGTTTTATCAAGATTCTTTATTGACCAAGCATTTCCAGTGCCAGACCGTCCTCCAGACCTTGAGACGCAAGTGCCTCGGGAGTGACACGGTCTCAAAAATAATTCCCTAGAATAAACTGAGAACAGTCATCAGTAAATCTGTCTCTCGCGTGATTTCCATAGGAATGGTGTAGCCGGGGTGGAGGGCCGATATCACATCAAGCAGAAAGGCCATAATCTCTCGAAAGTAGGCGGTGGGGCTGAGACCATGCTCAGTGGCCGTCTGGCAGGGGGCCGGGCGCGCTCCGTCCTTGTCCAGGAGACACACGTGGCTTCCAGAGAGGCGCAGCCCAGCCCTCCGCAGCCGCTGAAGCCAGGCTCGCGGAAGAGCCCAAAACCTGTTTCGGCGCCGCCCGGGGGCCAGTCTCCGGGTCAGGTCGCGGACCAGGGTCAACAGGTGGTCGTGGGATGGCGGGGCCTTGTCTGCCTCGGGTCTCGCCGCTAGTTGGTCCAGGGTCCAGGAGAAGGCTTCGTGCCAAACCAAAAAGGGCCCCGAGTGCTCCCTACATCCACCCACGTAAAGATCCCCCTGAAAGATGGCCATCAGTAGGCACCCGGGCCCGCGTCGAGCCTTCACCCGAATGTGTCTGCGGGCCACGGTGGCCTCTCCACCCATCACATCCCGGTCGAGCCGGCTGGCATCCTCCGAGTCTTTCACGCCTTGCAGGAAAGCCTAGGAGATACAGCAACAGAAAGCTATTAGCCGGTGGTTCCCCCACCATCATTCTTCCTGTTAACGGGAAGAATAAGAGTTGGGCAAACCCCGGGGGCCGCGCTCTCCCACCCAGCCCCGCTTCTCACCTGTGCTAGTGGCTCCTCTGAAGGATGGGCGGAGGTTGGTGCCACAAAGCCCAGGATGAACTCGTCTGCATAAGCCCAGGTCAGTCCTAGGTCAGCGGCCGCGTGTAGGAGAACCCGGGTGACGGCGGTGTAGAGGCCCCCGAGTGCCCGTCGCGTGTCTGAGGTGCCATAGCGGTGAAGGGCCCGCAGCCAGGTTTGCGCGTCCCGCGCCTGCCCTCCGCCATCAGGCGTTCCCACGGGGGCGCCCCTGGCAGAGAGGTGGCAGCGGGCCAATTCGTAGAGCCACCAAGTGGCATCAGCCTCAAGGATGGCTGTGGCCTCCGCGCGCCCGACCACCGTCGTCTCGTCCTCCCCCCCTCCCTCGCCGCCTTCCCGCGTGCAAACGTGGCGAGGGTTAATCTCCTTTCGGGTCGGGGGCCAGATTTGTTGTAGGAGCAGCGAGCCGCGTCGTTGCCCTGACCGCGCGTCGAGGCCCAGGAGGGCGTCTGCCAGGGGCGTCCCAGAGACTCCCAGGTTCAGGTCCAGTAGCAGGAGACCCTCGCTGTGTGGCGCCCGGTGCCAGAAGGCCGGCCTCGCCCGTCCCACATAATGGATGGGCAGGAAGGGAAAGCCCGGGACATAGGGCTGGAAATCTGAGCCCCCTGGGCAGAGTTCGGGGTCCAGGAGGTAGAAGATGGGCTTGGTGCCTCTGTGGTTGGCGTAGCAGGAGGCATAGATACTGCGGAGGAAGGCGTAGAGCCCGCCCCCGGCCATACTCCAAGAGTTGACAAGCCAGGACTCGAATCCCCCAGCCGGCTCAAGAATTTTCAGGCTGACGCGGTGCCGTCGGGCGTCCCCACCACGGCCGGTGGCCCCGTCGGACGACACCAGATCTACTTCATAAGTGACCGGTCGCAGGATGTCCCTAAAGGGGACGGGAGAGGGGTCGTCGGGAGTCTCGGTGGAATAGGTGAAAACATCCCCACGCGGTGTCCTGATGTATACGTCCAACTGTCCGGGAGACTCAGAGTGCCTCTGAGCATGGGGGCATGTCTGTTCCCCCTCCATCTCGGACCCGAAGCCATCAACAGGTGGGGGTTGTTGGTCCCGCCCATCATCCCCCGAGCAGCTTTGGCAGACCACCTGTGCTGGAAAGAGAGGCTGGAAGATGAGGCCCTGCTCATCCTCCACCCTGGCGGCGGACAAGAGTCTGCGGTCTCGGGTTCTAAATGAAAGGTCAAATAGGTCCTTCTCGGCGGCATCGGCGAGCATAGCAATGAGCCCCCCGCTGCGCCTGAGCTCCCGCTCCCATCGCAAAAAGTTGAGTTCGGTAGTCGAGGGCGCGTTGACCACGGGGGGCTCCAGGGAGCCTCCAAGCGGCGGCTGGCAGGCCTGCACCACGATCAGAGTCTCAACGTCCTCCCTTTTGATGGGCACGATGCCCACGACCCAAATCGCCCACCACCGCCCTGCGGTCTGGGTGACATTATAAAAGGTAACCGAGCTGACGCGGGCCCTGACGCTCTCCGCGGGTGTTTCCATCATTGTTTGAGATCTGAGGAGGACTGGACCCTTTAAAACATCCGGTCACGCCCTTTGCAAATTATTTAAAAGGTGAATGCTCAACTGAGACCATCGCAATCATGAAGTCCTCCAAGAATGACACGTTCGTCTATAGAACGTGGGTCAAAACGCTTGTTGTGTACTTTGTGATGTTTGTCATGTCGGCGGTGGTCCCCATCACCGCCATGTTCCCCAACCTGGGGTACCCCTGCTACTTTAACGCACTGGTTGATTACGGGGCACTTAACCTGACCAATTACAACCTGGCCCACCACCTGACCCCCACGCTCTATCTGGAGCCGCCGGAGATGTTTGTCTACATCACACTGGTCTTTATCGCGGACTGCGTGGCTTTCATCTACTACGCCTGCGGCGAGGTGGCGCTAATCAAGGCCCGAAAAAAGGTCTCGGGTCTTACAGACCTCTCGGCCTGGGTCTCGGCAGTGGGCTCCCCAACCGTGCTGTTTTTGGCCATCCTCAAGCTCTGGTCCATACAGGTCTTCATCCAGGTCCTTTCCTACAAGCACGTCTTTCTCTCGGCCTTTGTGTACTTTTTGCACTTTCTGGCCTCAGTTCTACACGCCTGCGCATGTGTGACTCGCTTCTCCCCGGTCTGGGTGGTCAAGGCCCAGGACAACTCTATTCCCCAGGACACCTTCTTGTGGTGGGTGGTCTTCTACCTGAAGCCCATAGTTACAAACCTGTACCTGGGGTGCCTTGCCCTGGAGACGCTGGTCTTCTCGCTCAGCGTGTTCCTGGCCCTGGGCAACAGCTTTTACTTTATGGTGGGGGACATGGTGCTGGGAGCCGTGAACCTCTTCCTCGTCCTGCCCATATTCTGGTACATTCTGACGGAGGTGTGGCTGGCCTCCTTCCTGCGGCACAACTTTGGCTTCTACTGCGGCATGTTCATCGCCTCCATCATCCTGATCCTGCCCTTGGTCAGGTACGAGGCCGTCTTTGTCTCCGCCAAGCTGCACACCACTGTGGCCATCAATGTGGCCATCATACCTATCCTGTGCTCAGTGGCCATGCTCATCAGGATATGCCGGATTTTCAAAAGCATGCGCCAGGGCACTGACTATGTCCCTGTCTCGGAGACGGTGGAACTGGAGCTAGAGTCAGAGCCGAGGCCTAGGCCCTCGCGCACGCCATCACCCGGGCGCAACCGCCGCCGCTCTTCTACGTCCTCATCTTCCTCCAGGTCAACCAGGAGACAGAGGCCCGTCTCTACCCAAGCCCTCATCTCCTCCGTTTTACCGATGACGACGGACAGCGAGGAGGAGATCTTCCCCTAATGCAATAAAAACTTAAAACACTGAGGTTACTTTCCCATCATTCTTTCGGGGGAACGAGGGGAGGCGGGAATTGGGTTAAGATAGGGGCGAAGGGTGGGGGTGGGTGCAAGAATTGGGGCTGGGAATGGAGAGGGGAGTGGGCTAGGTGCCGACGCCGGGGTGCCAAGATAATGGATTGAGTAAGCATGGTGCTCTGATCGGGTCCGCCGGGTTCTCGGGGGTGTAGTGGGTGGGCATTGCATATTTTTGCCGCGGTGCTGTTGGGCATTGGACCCGCACCCGCACCCCAGTCCACAGCCACCGGCCAAGGTCCTGGGCCTCCCACCACCGTTATGCCTCCCCCTTTACCCATTAATTACAAGAGATGTTAGTTTGGTTTTTTATTTGGCAAAAACAGCAATTCATCATTTTCAGAGTCCTCATCATATTCGAGCCCCTCGTTGGTTTCCCCGCAGGCCCTCCCTTCTTCGACCGCTATTAGCTTAGTAGTCTCCAGGTTAAACTCCTCATAGTCATTATACAGGTTGATTATTCCCCCGTCCACGTCGCCTATGGAGTTGACTCGTCGTCGGCAAAGAGACCAGAGGGCACCCATGGCGCGGTGTCAAAAGTATTGTCTGCGTACGCTTTCCAGGAGCCAGCCGCGGTGCTCAAGGTCTTACGGATGACAGAGTCCGGCAGGACCACGGGTGTCACCAGCACCGCCACGGGAATCTCCACCGAGGCGTCCAGAAGCAGGTCTGAGCCGAGCGTGCAGGTCGCCGGGTCTAGAGGCGACCGTTTTCGAAAGAAGGCCGTCACAATGTTCACCCGGGGTGAGCAGTCTCTCCCGGGCTTGCCACCCCCACTGTGGCGGACGTAGTCTCCAACAATTTTGTATTGGAGGAGCACCTGGTAGAAGTAGTTGTGCCGTGGATTGATGAAGATGTTGACTGGGACCCGGTCTTTAATACCAATGCGCCCCGCATTTTCGCTTGGGTCCGTCATTACGTAGAGCATAGACTCCACCCCCCTGTTGGCAGCTAGGCTGTCTGCCACCAGGTCATGACCGGGGCCCAGTTTGCGCTTACGGACATCTTTAAGATTCCAGGCCTCATCCTGCGTCAACAGATAGTCACCCTCCGAGGGCAACCGCCCATCCGGGACGTACTCCACGGTAGGACGAGCTATAGAATTGATAAATCTGATAAATGACCTCTTGCATGGCCTCTTGTAAAGCGCAGTGTAGGATGGGTAGATGGGGTCAAACTCTGACTTGGAAAAGAGGTACTTGAAGCGGCACTTAATCTCATAAATGCAGCTCCGGTCGGTGAACAGTATAAAGTCTCCCTGTGACTCCACATTGACGCAAAGATCCAGAGACACCCCAAAAATGCCATCCGTGGGACTAATCATAAAGCCAAATTGACGGTTGGCGGATGCGTCCCCGCAGATGAGCTTACAGACAATGTCCTTGACCGTGTCCTCACACCGCAGGCCAAAGGCAACAGGTCCCCCAAAGTAGTGATTTGTGGAGATGGGAGCTGGCTCAAACACCTTGGTGGGTCCATTCTTAATGGTGGAGAGCAGCTTGGAAGAGGAAATTATGCCATTTCGCAATATGTCCCACATCAGGTTCTCAGACTGCCCCCTGGTCATGGACTCCACGTACGAGCAGAGAACAGTCCTCTGCTCGTCGGTGGCCTCCTGTAGCCCCCAGTAAATGGATTTCAGGGAGGGACCGTCCTGGCTGTCATTCTCTTGGACTAACGAGGAGACAAAGTCACAGAAGCCAGTTTCACCAGAGAACTCTTGTATTTGTTTACAGAGGCAATAGAGATAGACATAGCGCATGGCCGGCATCTGAGGTGGACGGTCAAGGTTACGGACAAAGGCCTCAGTCTCCGGACTGCGGAGGAAGCGGGCAAACGTGTAGGAGGTCATCTCCTCCATGGGATCCTCGAGCTCATCCACGTCGGCCATCTGGACCAAAGAAGTCGTCTGCCAAGAGTTCAGCTACCAGACCTGGAAGATGAGGGTGCTCAAACCGTGGGCGACAGTTGAAGAAGTAGCTCTCCTTGAACCTCTTTTTAAGGCTCCGGCACCACTGCAAGAATTGACTCATATGCTCCGCCGTGACATCCACGCACGGACTCTCGCCACACGAGGTCAGGCCCATGTCTAAGTTCAGGTTCCACATCTGCGACAGCACCTCCAACAGCACCACCTTTGGGGCTGCAAATTGCAAAAAGTAGAGCGGGTCGGATCGGTCAAATCCCATGTCAGGGTTGGGGTAGGGGATTTTGTGGGTGGAGTCAGCGAGGTGCATGATACCATAGAGCAGCGAGTAGCCGAGCGACTGCAGATCCAGGCGAAGGGCCGTCTGCGCCCCCACGGGGCCACACGCCGAGGGGTCAGGGATGTGCCCAGCCCCCCTCAAGATGTAGCACTTGCTCAAAAGGCAGAGGGGCTTATAGGTGTCCTTGGCTATAGAAAATGGTTCCCTCTGGCAATAGAGGCGATAGAGCTGCCGGCCCTTAGAAGACTTTAGCCGCACATCCAGCATCTTGTTGCGGTCGTGGAGGGAAGCAGTCCCATAATCAGTCAGGACCAGCCTACCCATGCCCCACATGGTGTCTGTGAAATCCACCAGGATGTTGCTGGGGCTAATGTCCGAATGGAAGAGGCCGCAGTGCCGATTCAGAAAGTAAACGGCATCTTTGAGGCCCTGAAAGCCCCGCACCAGGGGCTCAATACTACCATCATGCCAGTGGCCATAATCCTGGAGACTGCATCTGAACTGGGGCATAAACAGGGCGTGGCAGGACGTGCAGGCCGACAGGTAGTCCACCAGGGCCTTGTCCTGCCCATCCTCGGCCGTGGCCTTCCCAATCTGAATCATGTCACACACCATGAGCTCGTGATACAGCTCCGTCACAGAGTCATAGAGTTTGACCGTGGCATTATCTGCATGTGCATACACGGCCCCGTAGCTCCCCCGCCCCAGCAGATACTCGCAGGTAATGGGGAGGTGATCACAGCGCGTCATGTTCTCCGGCAGCTTTACATAGAGGGTCTCCGTCATGTCATCAATGTTGGTCACCTTCAGGTGTTTGTGCTGAAAGGTGAAGTAATCAATGACAGTCACCTTCCCCAAAAAGGCCTGGGTCTCTCGAGGGGGTTCTGGGGAGACACTCAACTCGCCACTGCTGGAGGAGTTCGTCGGGCTCAACTCCGCAGCCATATTCACATCCATGTTCCTCAAATGGCTCGAGGGCCTGTCGCAGCTCGTCTCTGGCCTCAAGCTCCTGCTCACGGAGCTCCTCCACCCGCTCTAGCTGCTTGTAGTTGATTTTTGGAAATTGAGTCTTGGTCGCGGTGACCACCCTCTGATAGGTAGAAATTAGCTGTTTGGACTCAAACGTCTCCCTTGCGCGGCGCAGGGACTCTAAGGCACCCCGAGCAGATGTAAACTGTGTTTCAAACAGAGCGTGGTCCCTCCCAAATCTGTCACGTGCGCTCACAGCCGCTCTCTTTTCTACCGAGGCTCTTAGTTGCTGGGCCACCAGATCTCGCTTAGAACTACTCATCTTCATAAGTCACCATGTCCGCAACTATGGAGCCCAGATCATACGTGGGGTAGAGTACGGTAGTTCCAGTGGAGGCTTCCCGGTAATTTCCCACAGCGTCCACCATATATCTTTCTGCCTCTCCCGTTAGAATTAGGCAAGGATCATACGTGTCCACCGGCCTTTTATACTGAGCGTTTAGGTTTTGTTTATGTAGCAAGCACAAAAGGCACACACGAGTGATGCAAAAGGGTTCCTGAGGCAGCAGGCAGAGCTGTTTTGCCATTTTATTCAGGCGGCTAACGTCAAAGGGAGGAGCTATATCCTCACCCTTCCAGTCACGCACGTCCAAGTACAGGGCATACACACACCTGGTGAGGTGTGCCAGGAATGCCTCTATGTTGGCACATGGTGTATAAACCGCAGTGGGTAGCAGAATAGGGCCCCTTTTGCCCCGTGCCGCAGCGTAAACGCAGTGACGCTCTTCGCAGTGGGACCTGGGGCCGTAGAAGAGGGCCCACATCCAAGGGAGTGGGTCTTCAGGCACCAGGGAGGTCCAGGTTTGGGAGTGGGCCAATATTTGCAAGGCCTGACCTATAACCTCATCTTTGTTCCAGGCCAGCGCAATTCGCATAAGGTCCCCATCAAACACCTCAAAACACAGACCCATGCCCATTTCAGGCTGAGAGGGCTCCATCCGGCTCGACCAACCTTGTCCACCAAACTGCCATTCTTCTGGTAAACGGGGGTTGAGGGGCAAGAGCTCCAAAGCCAGGCTCGAGAAGTCATAGTCATCCTCGGCCACACGGCCGGAGCTCCGGGCCTCATGCCAGGGCCTGTTGTCCTGGGGGAGGATATTGGACACGAGCAGGAAGCTCTTGAGTGGCGTCTCCACCAGCTTAAATTGCTCGGGCGTGTCCTGGCAGGCCTCCAGTGCCAGTTCCAGACACTGCCCATACCTGCGGGCGAGCATCGGGTCATCGGGCATATCGGCCTTGACCGCGTTGAACATGCTGTATGCCTCGCAGCGCGGCCGTCTGACCGAGAACCTAAGAAACGCCCTGCAGCAGGACAGCACCACGCAAGGCTGCCTGGGTGCCGAGACCCCGAGTATTATGTACACGGGGGCCAAGTCAGACAGGTGGGCTCACCCTCTGGTGGGCACAATTCACGCCAGTAATTTATATTGCCCAATGCTTCGAGCATACTGCCGCCACTATGGCCCCAGGCCCGTGTTTGTAGCTTCTGATGAATCATTACCCATGTTCGGTGCGAGCCCCGCCCTTCACACCCCAGTCCAGGTCCAGATGTGCCTACTACCAGAGCTACGCGACACGTTACAGCGCCTGCTGCCCCCACCCAATCTTGAAGACTCCGAGGCCTTGACGGAATTCAAGACCAGCGTGTCCTCTGCCCGTGCCATCCTTGAGGACCCCAACTTTTTGGAGATGAGAGAGTTTGTCACCAGCCTGGCCAGCTTCCTGAGTGGTCAGTACAAGCACAAGCCCGCCCGCCTAGAAGCATTCCAGAAACAAGTAGTGTTACATTCTTTTTATTTTCTGATCTCAATCAAATCTTTAGAGATTACAGACACCATGTTTGACATCTTTCAAAGTGCTTTCGGGTTGGAAGAAATGACGCTGGAGAAGCTGCACATTTTTAAGCAAAAAGCCAGCGTGTTTCTTATCCCCAGGCGCCACGGCAAGACCTGGATAGTCGTGGCCATCATCAGCCTCATCCTCTCGAATCTCTCCAACGTGCAAATAGGCTACGTGGCTCACCAGAAACATGTCGCGTCCGCCGTTTTCACTGAAATTATTGACACCTTGACCAAGAGCTTCGACTCCAAGCGTGTAGAGGTCAACAAGGAGACCAGCACCATCACGTTTAGGCACAGTGGGAAAATCTCCAGCACCGTAATGTGTGCCACCTGCTTCAATAAGAATGTAAGACCTGACGTTTCAGTACTTGGCAATTGTAGAGCATAGCCCGGCTGTAAAGGTCAGAAAATCGCAGCAGGGTCCAAGGTTGTGCTGTACATGGGACCTCTTTCCCATTAGCAAGAACCCCCTGCAGGACGCGTGACATGTCCGGGTGCATTTTGGGTGGGTTAAATCTCAGTCCCACCACAAAGTGGGCATCCTCCGGTTTGAACATCAGACCCAACAAAGCCCGATGCCCAGTTATGGGTACGTAGTCGTTGTTCAGGGCCGTGCATGGCAGCAGACAAGGACAGGTGCCAGATGTGCCTGGGCTATCGTCCTCCGTCCAGCCACGCAGGATGTTCACGTGGGCCCCGGCACCATAGCATGTCACACATTCCCCGTTATCACATCTGGTTAGCAGGTTGATAAAATGGGTCAGTGATGGAAAGGTTGGCATATTGGGGCAGCACATCAGCATGTCCATGTTAACGAAAAACATGTACAGGGCCCCTTCTGCATACCAGGCACCACCCCGTCCCAGTGGGATGATCTCCGAGGGTGTGATATCTTGCAGTTCTTCTACTGTTTTAACGGCGGTTGAGGTGGTAAAGACGTGGGCCGTGGTCAGATCTGTGCAGGTGACTACAGGGTTACCCCTAATCTCCACAGGCACCGCCTCACCCACTGCATCTGAGAATACCCCAAAGTACATGAGAGTCAGGCTGTGTGGCCCCTGGACTGCCTTAGTGAAGAGAACCTCGGGCCTGGCCACGGTGGCTAGGGTTCCATTGATGTAGACGGTCACATAGGTGGGCTTCTTCTTGGGCTTCAGCACAATGAGGGTAACATTCATGTAGGTTTTAGGAGGTCCGGCTATCTGAGGCACGTACACAGCTGACACGGCGGTTGTGGCCGTATAGACTTTCATCTGGGGCGTAGAGGCATCGCTCAGCACCCAGAGGCACTCCTTGTTGAGGAACTTGCGAAGCTGTTCCCGGCTACTGTTCGCGGCGGATGCCATGACGTGCCAGAATATATCCCCTCTCCTCGGGGGTGAGTGCCAATTGGCCTTTAATAACAAAGCCCCCAGGCAGCACCAAAAATGCCTGCCCGTCCGATGTGGTGGCCAGGTGGACGCAGTGCCCGTCAGTTCCAAGGGCTACTAGCTGGGAAGCAGCCCCAACCAGCCCACCCGGGGGCCTGGAGTCGATCACCTTACCCCAGGCCGAGGCCCCTTCCTCATACAGCGGGTGGCTATCTATCCATAGGCAGGCATCCGGCGTCTTTGGTGCATTGGAGATAGTAGCTTTCACCCAACAACTTTCCCAACTAACCCGTGTCTGGACAGTGAAGAACGCTTCCCTGATCAGGTCTGAATTTTTATAGATACGGGAGTAGGAGGTGGGAATAACAACTGGGATTTCTTGTTGTGCTGTCCAGGCCTGCATGGCCAGTTTTTCCCTGAAGCTAGCAGAAATTCTGAGGGCCACTGAAATGAGGAAGCGAAACTCCCTCTCTGGAGCTCCCAAAATTGAAACCTCAGCAAGATCTGTTGCTGGGGAGGCATGGGTGACAGCTGTCATCCTGTGCAGTCTGCCCTGGGCACTCAGCTCTGGATATGTGACAACATAGAGAGCGTGGGGGCTAAAAATATGAGCAATTCCCCTGACCAGGGCCCTGGACTCACGAATGGCCCGACGGGTCTTAGAGAAAGAAACAGGCACCCTCGAGAGTGCCCCCGACCCGACCCCCACAGTGCCGCCAGTCCCTGCTCGGCCTCCGCCGCCTTCCCCACCGGCGCTGCCCCGGATGTTGCTGGGGTTCTCGAGGGCTGGGTGGTGCTTGGACACAGAGGTCTCAGCAGCCGCCTTGGTCTCGGCCCCGGCCCTAAGTCTGAGCCCCAGGCAAAGGGCCGGACTCCCAGCGTGGCCCAACCTCTGCTCCCCTCTATTCTCCTCTTGCGTTATCTCCAATAGAATTTGCTTGAGGTCATACGTTTTAGGGTGCTCGACCTGGGCCGCGGCCACCGGCATATGCTCTATACCCGCCCCTCCAGGGGGCCCAGGATCTATAGGCATGGGCTGCATAGCCGCAGCAGACTCCTGGACCCCAGAGGCCTCTCTGATCAGATGCCCGTCCGTCAGAGCCCTTTTGGCCCCCTCGAAGAGAGACAGGTAATAAATCTGTAGCTCCCCAACCAGCCCTCCTTCATCGTAAAATCGAAGGGCGGCCACGTGGAAGGGGTTGTAGAGCTCTGGAAGGCCCTCCTCGCAGTACACTGGCACACTGGTAAACGTGCCCCGATGGCTAGGCCGTCCGGGTAGCATGCCCCGAGCAGCAAACACGCGGCAGACCCTCGTGAGACCCGTACGGTCACTAAAGAGAGTCTGGCACCAGGCCCCCTCGCAGTTTGGCACGCGATTGGGGCAAAGCTCTGCCATAACCGTGTCGGGAACAAATAGGTGCACGAGGAGGGGGGTCCCGAGGCCACTCAGCACTTGGTTGTCAATGTGGACATCCATAGCTCTCTCATGCGTTTGGCTACAGCATCATAGCGCTTGTTTCTGGTGGATTTAAATAACAGGGCCCCATAGACAGTCTTTTGTGAGTAAATAGAGATGATGACATGGATGTAGAGACTGAGGACTACATCCACCACCTTCTCGGAGGAGGCCCCCCTAAACAGCATCAAGCAGCAAGGGAACACAAAGGAAACCAGGGCCGGGATGTGAGGCCTCAGGGCCCCATCCTGATCAAAGAGGGCCTCGCTGACCCCGGAGATGACATTCTCATTCAGAAAGTAGTGATAGAGGTGATTGACCACAGTCTGGACCAGGCCCTGGACTTGTTCAGGCTCCCACTTGTCCCGCTGGTCCTGTGTGTCTTGTCGGATCTCGGTCCAGGGCCTCAGCGCCGGCTGGAAATGCGGCCCCATGTAGTTGCCTGTAAGGGCGCACACCACTCCCTCATGGGTCTCAATCAGGGTGCACTCGCTGGATCCATCACATACGTGGTACTCGCCACAGCCCCAGCAGGCAAACACGGAGGCCATGCTCTCAGGTAACGGGAGATGGAACTCTAGCTTACTATACGAGCACAGGTGGCGAGGATTGGGCTCATCCGTGCCCCCCTCCCCCCGCGGGAGGCTCAATCGGCCTTGGTCTGACATTCCACCCCGGCCAGGTCCAAGAGGGTGCAAATATTCTCCAGGCGCTGCACCTCAGAGACCTCCTGCTCAAAGAGGCCTCCCACCGCCACGTAGACGCGGGCCACCGTCCGGGGAAGGTCAGTGGGGTCCCAGCTCAGCAATTCTCCAAATTCTCTCTCCCCAATAGTGACTCGCTTCTTATCCTGTCTTTCAGAGCATCCGGGGGCAGACATTTCACCTCTTGTTTGTGGACGAGGCTAACTTTATCAAGAAGGAGGCCCTGCCGGCGATCCTGGGCTTTATGCTTCAGAAGGATGCCAAGATTATCTTCATCTCGTCTGTGAACTCGGCTGACCAGGCCACCAGCTTTCTTTATAAGCTGAAGGATGCTCAGGAGCGGCTGCTGAACGTGGTAAGTTATGTGTGTCAGGAGCATCGGCAAGATTTTGACATGCAGGACAGCATGGTCTCATGCCCCTGCTTTCGCCTGCACATCCCGTCCTACATCACCATGGACAGCAACATCCGAGCAACCACCAACCTCTTTCTGGACGGGGCCTTTAGCACCGAGCTGATGGGTGACACCTCCTCGCTGAGCCAGGGTAGCCTGAGCCGCACTGTGCGTGACGATGCCATCAACCAGCTGGAGCTCTGCCGGGTTGACACCCTCAACCCCCGAGTAGCCGGACGCCTAGCCTCCTCCCTCTACGTGTACGTTGATCCGGCCTATACCAACAACACATCCGCATCAGGCACCGGAATCGCCGCCGTGACTCACGACAGGGCGGACCCTAACAGGGTCATCGTCCTGGGCCTGGAACACTTCTTCCTCAAGGACCTAACAGGGGACGCTGCCCTCCAGATCGCCACCTGCGTCGTGGCCCTCGTCTCCTCGATCGTCACCCTGCACCCCCACTTGGAGGAGGTGAAGGTAGCCGTGGAGGGCAACAGCAGTCAGGACTCTGCGGTGGCCATTGCCTCAATCATTGGGGAATCCTGCCCCCTCCCCTGCGCCTTCGTGCACACCAAGGACAAGACGTCCAGCCTGCAGTGGCCCATGTACCTCCTGACTAATGAGAAGTCCAAGGCCTTTGAGAGGCTCATCTACGCAGTGAACACGGCCAGCCTTTCTGCCAGTCAGGTCACCGTCTCCAACACCATCCAGCTCTCCTTCGATCCGGTCCTCTATCTCATCTCCCAGATCAGGGCCATCAAGCCCATCCCTCTCCGCGACGGGACCTACACCTACACCGGCAAGCAGCGCAACCTCTCTGACGACGTGCTGGTTGCGCTAGTCATGGCTCATTTTCTCGCAACAACACAGAAGCACACGTTCAAGAAAGTTCATTAAACTTTATTGACTACACCAGTCCCTTGTAAAGCGACGGGTCTCGCGTGACGGCATTCGTGAGCAGGGCTTCGTCCAGGGGCTTGTTCTTGGTGGACATCATTAGCCCAGCTGCAAATATCAGAATTAGCATTAGAAAAGTGAGTCCCACAAACACCAGTGTCCAGAGAGGAAGACCGTAAGATAAAGATGGCTGCCTCTCATCTGGAACGGTGGGAAGCTCAGCAGTTGTTTTTGTGGCATTGGACGTCCCTTTGGAGGACAGCGTGGGGGCCAAGGTGGTAGCGTTGGTAATCCGGGTAGTAGCACTGGCGGTGGTGGAGGACCTGGTGGTGACATTGCTAGTCACACCCGTGGAGGTTCCTGTTCCGGCCTCGGTGGCAGTGATGTTCTGTGCAGTAACCTTAGTGGTGACATTGATGGTGGATGCGTTGGAAGTTGTTGGAACTGGTGTGACAGTTGTCCCAGTGGATGTCACCGTGGTTGTGTTGGTGCTCAGGAGAGCAGTCGTGGTTATAGGGGCGCTGGTCGTGGTCAAGGTCGTAGACTGGTTTGTGCTAGGACCCGATGCCGATGGTGATGGTGTAGTCACAGCCGTTGTGCCTGTCACGTTCCCCGCCGAGGCCGTCGAACTGCCACTAGATGTCCAGATAAGGCTTGTCTCACAGATGAGTATCATGGCCAGGACAGCGCCTGCCTTGTCTCTGGCGTGTGCCATCGCGTCTGGACGCAGAAGGCCTCCCGGCCTCTTTTATAGCTAGTCTCCACACCCAATACTCTACTGAACCATCACATACATGACCTCCTCGAGGTATGCAGGGAATGAGCGGTCCGTGAGCCGGTCAACACGACATTGCTTCCGTTTCATGCCTCCAGCTGCCCCTGACCAGTTAGGACCCTTGACGGATGTCTTTAACGGCGCGGTGCAGTTGGTCACCAATGACGGCCTAAAGGCCAACACATCCTTGAAGGAGGGCGTAGGAATGGTACCAAACTCGGGGCCCACCCCATCAAAGACATAATATGTCTCATAGTGGCAGTGATGATGCATCACCACCACAGCACTCGCCAGGACCCTCTGCATATCTTGTACAAGGCGCCTTTCAACTCGGCCACTGGCTCTGGTGACGTTAAATGTCCTGTTCCTATTAGTCACAGCCTGTAGATTTGGGCACCCAGACTCAAAAAGTGCAGCTACATGGAGGGCAGCCGCCTCAAATCCACCATGACCCCCAAGGCTGTCCGTGTTGTTGGGGTAATAAGTCACATTGTTAATGACCACGGCCGGGATAAGGGTGTAAACCTTGCAGAATGGATTGGTAGGACACCCATAAGACAGGGGCACCCCAAAATCGCGCCCCTTACCCCGAAGCACCTTGGCCCCCACCGGCATAAAGCTGGGCAAAAAGAGTGGGTTAAAACCAAAGGCGAGTAGGGCCAGGAACGCCAAATAGCAGCAGTAATAGATGAAAACAAAGCTCAGCATGAAACAGCGTGGAGGCTCAGCTAGGGTCTCTGCCTCTCCATCATAGACATCTTCCTTGAATCTCATTCTCTCACCGCATACCTCGCTCTTCATCCAGGAGGGGGCCATGGCTGCCATTCTACCAGTTAACGAGGAGAGAGAGAGTAGGTCCGCGGAAATTGGTGCCCCTCTCTGCCCTCCTGACGAGGCCATGGTGTCATCCATCTCCGCAGTCCGTTCTTCAGCTTTGGCATTGGTCCGGGCCCGGGTGGTCTGATTCTGATTCTGATCCTGGGTATTGGTCTTGGTCTCTCCTCCCCCATTGGCATGGATTGGCATAGCTGGGTGTGGCTCAGGCTCAGGTTCCGGCCCTGGGACGGCAGCAGCCGCCGGGACGGTGAAGTCGTGGAAGGTAGAGGCCCGTCCCTCCCGAGGTCGTGGGGCCGGAGCCTTATAAAAGACTTCCACCCTCTCCCCGCTGGCCAAGACACGCCGCTCGTGGACCACGCCATCTTCCTCCCGGCTGATTGTGTGGCTGACGGTGCCGTGTTCCACCGCCACTTGTTCATCGACCATGGTACCCCCTTTATCTTAACCAGCAAGTGGCCGTCAGGGTCTCTTGAGAGTATGCCGCTGTGGCCAAGCGAGGCCCCAAATTAAATAGTGATGCCAAAGACTGTAGGTAGGTCATCATCACACGCATGCGTGATAAATCATCCGCCACTGACAGGTCATCCAGGTCTATCCGGGCTATCTCATCCGGCACCATCTCCTGGAAGAGATTCAAGAGGTCATGATGCTCATGCCGGATAAGGCCTCGGACCAGGCGCATACTGGCCCTGGGCAGCAGGGTCACCATGATGCAAAAGTAGAGACTCAGATTGTCCAGCAGGGCCAAGCCAAGGGGCCCCGGCACCTCTGGGAGGGCCAACTCGTAGTGGTGCCCCAGGTATGAAACAGAGCCAAGATGCATGTGTACATCGAGCATGTCTGCGTTCCCGGGAGCCTGCATGACAACCCGGGAGTACACGTTAAACAGGAGAATCTTCTGCAGCACCTCCTCTGCTATGGGCGTAGGCAGCACCATGGGGAAAACAATGTCCACATCATTGGACTCTAACTTCACGGTGGCATGCTCTCGTCCAAACACCGGGGGCATAACACTGAGGCTCCCGGTCCCATGCCACTGGAAAAAGGGCTGGTACTTGTTCTTAATGGCGTAGGTCTGACCTGGAACAATCTTGGTGAGTATCAAACTGTCCACGCTAACCTCATCCAGCACGGCCAGGGTGCAATCAGACAGGTAGTTGTACATGGACACGTAGTCCGGGACCGTCTCTATAGAGTACACCTGACCCAAGCCCAATCCCTGCACATTCTGCGTCCCGTGAGTGGAAGCCAGGGGTAAGATGCAGCCAATCCTCTGTTGCATCTTGGCAATCTCATCGGTATACAGACGAGAGGAGAGAGACACTACCACTTTCAAATCCATCTTTATTGACAATTATCAAAAAACCACCTTATTTCCAAACTTTAATATTCTTCGTACCGGCGCCACCTCTTCAATTATATAGTGTCCGTAATGGATGGGGGCGTGGGTCTGTTTGACAGACATAAACTCATCGATGAGTGCCCGGGAGGAGGCTGAGAGTGCGGGGAATGCCTCCTGCAGAAAGCTGCAGGGCTGCTCCAGAAACACGTCAGTTCCAGCAATCACTACAAACTGCACCTCTGTGTTGCTGGTGGCTGGGTGCCCTCCAAGTCGCTGGCTGTACTCGTTGACCATGTTGTAGAGCCCCCTGTTGTTGCGCAGAAGCTCCTCCTTGTTGAAAAATGCCCGGCAGGGGCTGTAGAGGCCCGGGACGGCCGTCTGGCGATAGGAGGAGTTGTACATGATGTCGCCCAGAGAACCCAGCTGAGATGCCCAGGGATTCACAGTGCTCCGGTACTCATAGGCGGCATCCGGGCGAGAATGGTCATAGATGAGCCCCTCGGCAACCTCCTGATTGTAGTTTTCACAGGAGACCACACAGGCGGCCCGTCCCCTTGGAGAGTTGGACTTTTGAAAATAAGCCACGTCTGCCGTGACCGGTGTTACGATAATCTCACAGGTGGCCTGCTGGCCGTGGCAGAGTCCTGGAGCTCCATTAACATTAGTCATACCCGCCAGGTATGTCCTGGGGTCCCGAAGCAGCGTCCCATTGCGCTGAGCACCCACCTTGGCCTTGATGTAGTCGTTGACTTGCTGGTTTCCAAAGGCCTCGGCCGGAAAGACGCTAAAGAAGTCTTGGGTGTGGATACCCATGTCAGTAGTGATGGCCGCCACCCTGGCCGGAGTCATGGTCGAGCTATAACTAAGCCCGGTGTCGATGGAGGCCATCTCGTGATGCACCTCAAAGGTTACCGCGTCCACCCTGGCCTCCCGGCGGCTGACATTTGGGGTCCCAATGAACATGGATGTTGAGGCCCTGGAGCTAAACAATATGTTTTCAGAGAGGATCTCATCGGTCCTGACCACGGTCATGGCCACCCCTGGGTGGATCTTGAGCTTGGCCTGGGCAATATAGGCCATGGGGGACATCTTGATGTGCATGGCGGTCATTCCACTGATTGAAACGAGGGAAGGAAGACATTCGGCCGCGTATTTGCCCATGGGCGAGCGGTGCCACTCCCGGTACTCTGCGAAGAGCTGCTCTGGCCGGTTGAAGGCTTCCACGGCCCGCTGCTGAGGATTGCGCATAACAAAGGTGGCAACATCCTGGTGCATGGTGGCAGCCACTCGCGGGTCCCCGTAAAACATATGGAAAGGAATGGCGTGAAAGAGACACTGGGTGACGGCCCGGGTCCTCTCGGAGAAGGCAAAGGCCACCAGCCCGTTCACCAAAACAGTCTGCTCTGTCCGCTTGTCGGCGGGATTCGGGGCCAGCTGCTGCGTAACGTCATTGTCCACCGACACGCGCACGGTGCGGGTGAAAGTGGGGCAGGTCATGAATGAGGCGCTGAGGTCCCTGATCATGCCCACGGTGGGGCGGAGGTCGGAGATCTCCAGCAGATCCCTGAGCGTCCCATTCTCCAAATTGTCAAGTATGTCCTCGTCCCTGGTAAAATGGTGGCTGAAGGCTGGCCCGTTGTAGGCCAGGGTCTGGGCCACGTGCTGAAAGTCCACCCCGAGGCCGCACATGTGGGCATTGGTGCAGGTCGGGAGGAAAACGTAGTAAAAGATCTTTTCCAGCACATCCGCATGCCCCTCATCTACATAAGGGCCTAGGTGCAGACGGAAATCGTGGTCGTGGTCTCCGTTAACCCGGTAGCCGTACAAGGCCACAAATTGGGCAGCCATCTCATCCATGTTTCCAACCCTCTCAATAAACTGGGGCGCGGCCAGGGTGTCAGCGTAAACCTCATTTCCGATAATAATCTGGGGGGCCCGGTCACTAACGGTGAGAAGATGGGTGAAAATGTCTGTGTAGGCCACCGGGGGGAGCAGGTTAGGGTCCAGGAGTGCGCAGACATACTGACCCACGCTCTCATCCCCCACAACATCTGACCCGGCCAGGCGCATCAGGGCCTGCTCTAGGGCTATAAGTTCCCCATAGATTTTTCTATACATGGAATAGGCCTCCTTGGAGATGGCGTTATTTCCCAGGTGGCGGCAGATGAACTTGATCATGGAAAAGCTGTTCACAAAGGCAAGCCTCCCTGCCCGTTCCCAGTAGGTGTTGATGCACAGGGACACCAAAGGCACGTTCATGACAAACTTTTCCTCAAACCCGTGGATCATAGCCTCGACTACGTAGAAGAAGGCTGGATAGGCAGTGTCATAGGCAGTATCCTGCACAGTCTCAATAACGGCCTGATCCACCACGTGGGCCAGAGATGTGGCGGTCTCAAACTGCTGCCCCCGGGCCTCTTGGAATGCAGCTGGGGCCAGGGGAGTCGGCAGGTTACCCACCATTAGCCGGTGCACGGCCCTGTGCCTGGCCCTCTCCCCGGCATCCCTGCCAATGTAAATATCATAAAGGGGGTGCAGCTCCAGCCGCAGCAGGTCATAATTGGACGGGTGGAGGAAGTCTTCGGTGGGCAGCCCGCACTTGAGAGCTATATCTGTCACGGGGGCTGCATACTTGTTATCATAGAACTCGTCCACAATAACAAGCACATTCATGTGATTGGGCCTCCTGTGTTGCAGGGAGTAGGTCTCGCGCCTGTCTCGCGGGGCCGGGGCCGCGTTGAGGCTGTTTAGGGTATGGGCGGGTGTGTGGAGTCGGGGGTGACAGAGAACCTTGAGAGCATTCTGTAGGTTAAACGCGAGGAGAAGGTTATTCTTGTTTACGATCCATGCCTCCACCGGTAGCTGCTGTGTGGGGTTGTCCAGCATTTTGATGGCGGCGGAGGTCGTGTACTTGGGATTGGGCATAAACAGGCCCACTGGGAAATAGTAGCTGTACTGCATTCTTCTGTTGAGGGGGTATGGGGACTGAGTGTCATTGTACATCTTTTGCAGGCTTTCCACGGCCACCGCGTGGTTGCCCAGCTTGATGACGGCGGCTGAGATCGGCACCCGGGGCTGATCCTCGACCCCTGCGGCCACAGCCGGCAGGTCAGACTTGGTGCTTCCGGCTTTTTCCGGTGAGTCCACGATCCTAGCCATGAAATGCTCAAACGTACGCATCACGCGCCCGTAGCTCACGGCAGTGACCAGGTTCTCCCCCCGTACCACAAAAGAAGCATAGCTCGAGGGCCCCATGATCTGGTTGTCGGCCTCCTCACCCAGGAAGGTCAAGAGCTGGCGCAGAACGTTGTCGGTGACAATAAACACCCCCCCCACTGGCTCTCCCCCCTTGGCGGTCGTGTAGGTACTGACCCCCTTGAGCACGCTCTCCCCGGACACGGCCGCTACCATCTCAGAGAGACGGCTTCGCACGTACTGAGAAAACCCGGAGCCCATGTTCTCGGCCCGGTCCAGGAAGAAGGAGTGCTCCAGCAGATGCCTCTTGAACATGGCAATGAGGTCAGACTTGACAGTCTTGGAGAACCCCCTCTCAGTGAAGGTGGGATCCGCCAGGGTCTGCAGGATAAACATGGGAGGGGCATGGCGAAGCTTCACACTCAGGACAGTGTTAATGAGGCCCCTCTCCAGGGCATCGACCCCAAACTGTAGGGCCGAGGCCACGGTCTTGACAGCCCCCACGTACTCTGCGTACTCGACCGGGGTCTCGGGGATACTATGCAGGATCTCCAGATCCAGCATGGACAGTTCCATTTCCGTACTAATGTGGTGTTTGTGGCAATTTTTGACCACAATGAATGTCCGCTGCTTGCTGGGTCTCCTTCCGTCCCCGTGAGCAATGGTGGGGACGGAGATTCGAAATTGAATCTTGCCATCCGTCATACGACTCAGGTCTTTGAATTCCGTGTTCACACAGGACACGGCCAGTGCCGTCTCCAGGAAGCGAACATATTGGATGGCGTTCGTGTAGACCCCGAGTAGCACCTCAAACTTGATGCCCGCCTCTCTGGCATCCTTGCCCACCAGCAGGTCAAAGCTATGAAACAGCCCCTCGGCCGCTGACTGCCGCAGGTTCGAGAGCAGGTCGGCATCCACCGTCAGATAGGGGAAGGGTCTGTTTTCCACACCCTCATTTGAGGCCATGACACAAGGTAAGAGGGAGATGGGGGGAGGTCTCGAGGGCTTCTCTTCACAGCTGGGTCTCTTTTACGCCCTGGCCTGCAACCGCAGCCCACCCGCGCTTCCCGAGGATGCTACCCTTCTAATCAAATGGTTGGACACGGCCCTGGGCAGGGAGGCCACCTTTTACGCGTGTCGGGCTATGCGTCGGCTTCTACTCGGCGTTATCCGAATGAATGACTGCCAGGAGCTGCCACCCGGTTTAATAATTCTGAGTCCGGGCACCGTCCCTGGCCCCCTTGGAGTCCAGAGTCTGGAGCACACAGACTGCGAAATATGGTCCTCTGCCCACCCTGACCACGCTGCCCACCTCCCGGTGCCCAGGGTCATCACATACACCGACTGCCCGGGTTCCATAAGCACGAGCTCAATGTTTCGCCTTATCATCCGCTACTTGTCTCATCACCAATTTGAGCGCTGCTTCGAGCAGTTCTGCCGCGTGGTCCCGCGTCGCTTCCTAGGGACCTGTAAGCAAAACTCTGCAAAGATGCTGGCTCATCTGAAGCAGGTTACCAGGATCCCCCCCTGTCCGCCCTTCAGCGGGCGGGAGGCCAGACTCAAGTTCCACTTCTTCTCCTGGAGCACATTCATGCTGTCATGGCCAAACAATGCCACACTCCGGGAGATCAGGACGAGAGCCGCCACCAACCTCACCCTCCACCCACATCTAGTGGACACTGTGTACCACGCCTCTCCACAGACCCCATTTCTGACACGCAGTGGTGCTCTATACCGCTTCGTCACCTGTTGCAACTGCACCCTGCCCAATATCTCCATCCAGCAGTGCAAGGCCGGGGACAGACCGGGGGGCCTGGAGATCATTCTACAGAGTAACGGCGGAGGGAGGCCCGTGAGCTTCCAGTTCCCCTCCTCCCCAACCGGCGCCCTATTGCGATGCATAGTTGCTGCGGCCCTGCTGCCAGAGGTGTCCGTGGGGCACCAGGAGCTGTCTCCGCTCAGGTCCAGAAGCCAGGGAGGGCAGACGGATGTCAGGTCGGGCCCGGACCCGGCCCGGAGGCTGGTGGCCCTCCTGCGAAGGGAAGATGGGGCACCTAAGGACCCCCCTCTGGGACCGTTTGGACACCCCCGGGGGCCCGGCCCGGCCAAGAGCGAAGACGAGGAGTCTGAGCGTCGAGACGCCCCTCCACCCCCGCTCGATTCCAGCTTCCAAGCTTCCCGGTTGGTGCCCGTGGGGCCTGGGTTTCGCCTGCTCGTGTTCAACACCAATCGGGTGATCAACACTAAATTGGTGTGCTCAGAGCCCCTGGTGAAGATGCGAGTTTGCAATGTCCCCCGCCTCATCAACAACTTTGTAGCCCGCAAGTACGTGGTGAAAGAGACGGCGTTCACCGTCAGTCTATTCTTTACGGACGGGGTGGGGGCCAACCTAGCCATCAATGTCAATATCAGTGGCACCTATCTGAGCTTCCTATTGGCCATGACGTCACTGCGGTGCTTCCTGCCTGTGGAGGCTATTTATCCCGCGGCCGTGTCAAACTGGAACTCGACTCTAGATCTCCATGGGCTGGAAAATCAGAGCCTAGTCAGAGAGAACCGAAGCGGGGTCTTTTGGACTACCAACTTTCCCTCGGTGGTGTCCTGCCAGGACGGTCTCAACGTGTCCTGGTTTAAGGCCGCAACTGCCACCATATCTCGAGTGCACGGGCGGACATTGGAGCAGCACCTGATCCGTGAAATCACCCCCATCGTGACGCATCGAGAGGCAAAAATCTCCCGGATTAAAAACCGGCTCTTTACCCTGCTAGAGCTACGCAATCGGAGTCAGATTCAAGTGCTGCACAAGCGTTTCCTGGAAGGCCTGCTAGACTGCGCCTCCCTCCTGCGCCTGGATCCCAGCTGTATCAACCGAATCGCCTCCGAGGGCCTGTTTGATTTCTCCAAGAGAAGCATCGCCCACTCCAAAAACCGACACGAGTGCGCGCTTCTGGGTCACAGACATTCGGCGAACGTGACAAAGCTGGTGGTAAACGAGCGCAAGACCCGCCTGGACATACTGGGCCGTAACGCTAACTTTTTAACGAGGTGTAAGCATCAGGTTAATCTAAGACAGTCACCTATTTTCCTGACCCTCCTGAGGCACATCCGCCGACGTCTGGGCCTGGGCCGTGCTTCCGTAAAACGAGAGATTACCCTTCTCCTGGCCCACTTGCGCAGAAAGACAGCCCCCATCCACCGCCGTGATGCTCAAGTGTAAGCAGCCCGGGGCCCGCTTCATTCACGGGGCCGTGCACCTGCCATCGGGACAAATTGTCTTCCACACCATCCACAGCCCCACTCTTGCCTCGGCGCTGGGACTGCCTGGGGAAAATGTACCCATCCCGGCCCTCTTCCGTGCCTCGGGCCTCAACGTCCGTGAGAGCCTGCCCATGACCAACATGAGAGCACCGATCATCTCGCTGGCTCGCCTCATCCTGGCCCCCAACCCCTATATCCTAGAGGGACAGCTGACGGTGGGCATGACACAGGACAACGGCATTCCCGTGCTTTTTGCCAGGCCTGTCATTGAGGTAAAAAGCGGGCCTGAGTCCAACATTAAAGCCTCCTCGCAACTTATGATAGCAGAAGACTCCTGCCTGAATCAGATCGCCCCCTTTTCCGCATCAGAGCACCCCGCCTTCTCCATGGTTGAGTCCGTAAAACGAGTCCGGGTCGATGAGGGAGCAAACACCCGGCGCACCATCCGGGATATTCTGGAGATCCCCGTGACTGTGCTCTCATCCCTGCAACTGTCTCCCACCAAGTCCATCCTGAAAAAGGCACCGGAGCCCCCACCTCCGGAGCCCCAAGCCACCTTCGATGCTGCCCCCTATGCCCGCATCTTTTACGACATCGGGCGACAGGTGCCCAAGCTGGGCAATGCCCCCGCCGCGCAGGTCAGCAACGTGCTCATCGCCAACCGCTCCCACAACTCTCTAAGGCTGGTGCCCAATCCGGACTTGCTGCCTCTCCAGCATTTGTACCTCAAGCACGTAGTGCTAAAGAGTCTGAATCTGGAGAATATAGTGCAGGACTTTGAGGCCATCTTCACCTCCCAGTCTGATACCATCAGTGAGGCTGAAACCAAGGCCTTTGAGAAGCTGGTGGAGCAAGCCAAAAACACCGTAGAGAACATAGTCTTTTGCCTCAACAGCATCTGTTCCACCTCTACACTCCCAGATGTCGTCCCCGATGTCAATAACCCAAACATTAGCCTGGCTCTAGAGAAGTATTTTCTCATGTTCCCTCCCTCAGGCACCATTATGAGAAATGTCAGATTCGCCACCCCCATCGTCCGGCTCTTGTGCCAAGGGGCTGAGCTTGGCACCATGGCACAGTTTCTAGGAAAGTACATCAAGGTCAAGAAGGAAACCGGAATGTACACACTGGTCAAGCTTTATTACCTGCTGCGCATCTAAAGGAAAAACATAACAATCTTGTGAACCAGAAAGATACCCAGAGCAAATGCAATAAAGTACAGGATTATTGCCAAAACAACGTGTGCTCTTTCTTCATACAGGCCCGCAATTTCCATGACAGTCCCGTTGGTGGTCAGCAGCAGATAGTGAACGTGGAGGTTGTCAAAATCAAAGTAGTTGGAGCTCAAGATGGAGTTTTGGACTTCCTGGGAGGTGATGTAGGTTGTAGTTTCCAGGCCTTCCTTTTCATCATAACTGAGCAGGGCAAAGCCACAAAAAATGCAGGATTTCTGCGTCCTGGTAAAATTCTGGATCTTTGGAATCTGGCGGGGCTCCCCAGCCACAGCACCCTGCGAACATTTATTCATTATAACGGGGGAGAGAAAGAGAGAGCTGCTGAGATAGGTGGTGCTGGCCTCGTATAGCGCCGAGCCTCGGACCTCACGGTCACTAGAGATTATGAATGTCACGTTGATGAGCGGGATAATCATCAGAACTTTGTCGAGCCTGTCCACGCATTTGTAGGCGGGGAGATGCCACGCATCCCTGTCTTCTCGCTCCAAAGAGAGACGCCCAAGAAACCCATCCACAGCATTTGAAACGGCCGCCTGGTCCAGCATTGCCTCCTGGGGGGCCATGCTCAGCAGCTTGTCTCGTGTGAGGTCAAATCGTAGGCTGAGGTAGCACGGTGAGAAGAGCCCGCTCTCCGTCCCCAGGGCTAGCCCCCGCAAAACCTCCCCAATCTCTAGGGCCGAGCACAGGGCGGTGGACAGCAGTTGGTATAGGGCAAGGTTGGGCCCCTGGGTAGTCACGTTCAGCCGCAACTCGCGTAGCACCACGTGGCTGCCGATAAACAGGGTCTCTCTCATCACGGTATGCAGGGGCTGGAAAAGGGGGTGGCGGTTGTAGGCCGAGAGAAGCACAGATGTGGCGCCTCCAATGAGGCCACTGTAAACCCCGGCCTTGGGGTAGCCGACGGTGGCTAACCTCAGCGCGTACTCCTGTTTCTCAGTCGTCAGGTGACCAAGCTCCTCCATCTTGACCGTGGCCATCAGCATGGCGGCCAAGCGCTCCAGCCCGTAGGATTGCATGCCCTTGACAGTGGCCCCATAACATATGCCGATGATGTCTTTCAGGACAGTCAGCTCAAAGAAGCTCTTGGCCAACCAGCGGAGGTCCACGCAGCCATTGCCAGTCTCACCCACGGCATGACCCACCTTAAAGAAGGCCACAGAAACCTCAAACATGGTAGTCAGCGTTTCCGTGTCCAGTTCTGGCTCCCGGCAGCCTCCCTTCATCTCCAGCAGGACCAGTTTCTGGAGAACGTAGCGAGCGTAGCTGGCGGCTGTCATGGTGACGGCTCGGGAAAACATATCCTTCAGGTTGGGTACAAAGTAGTTGTGAAAGTTGGCATAATGCACAAAGGTTGTAACAATCACCAGGGAATAGTCCCCGCTTTGGGCACTGGTTAAGGATGGGTAACTAAAAGGCCCCCTCAGATCCGGCAGGTCCTTCGTCTTGCCAAAGATCAGGCTCAACACATGCTCATCTCCCTTCTCGGTCACTCGCTTGTAGGTGCCCATCAGAAATTTAGAAGTCATGGCCCCCGTGTACTGAAACTTGTCCCCGTTGATGGACAGGGCCACATAAGACAAGTGACAGCGCAGCTGATAAAAGACATAGCTGTGTGGCCGCGTGTTGGGCAGCATGGTGCCAATATAGTAGAAGAGCTGCTTCTCAAGGGGGGCACTAAGCATGCAGGCAGGGGAATTCAGGCCGCTAATGACTCCGGGATGGACCTTAGATGCATCCACTTGCATGGATCCTTCAGAGACAGCAGGGATATCGACAGGCTCGGCCAGCGCAATACCAAGGGTACCAGACGTCTTGTAAATTAACTTGTAGCGGTTAAGCATAGACGCCAAATCTTCGGTGACATTTGCCTCTCTCCACAGCGCCTCTGGGCTAAGGCCTGGGACCTTTGCCATCAGTTCGGTCCATGGGATGGTGTAATGCGAAGCATGCCCCTCTATGTCCAGGTGCAGCTTAACCTCGCTGAGGCTGGCAGCCCCCACCTCCCATAGCAACACCAGGCAAAAAACACAGAGCAACTGCATCCTAGTCCCGATTTCCCCTCTCAAAATCAGAGATCACCTTGCTCAGACCAGCCCAATCGAAAAACTGAGATCGTATTGCCGGATTCTTCAATGCCTGCATGTAAATCTCCGTCCAGCATCCAGGTAAATCGTCCTGAAACTCTGAGAGGTCCACAAGCACAAACTGAAGGTAGGCTAGCGTTCGGGTGAACGCAAGACAAACTTCCAACAACACCGCGTCGGCTCGGAAAGGCTGTATGACTTCCTTAAGTACACTAAAGATGCTGTTCTTATACAGCTTCTCGGCCACACCACTTCGAATTATGGGGGTGTGGCTTTGATGACATACTGTCGTGATTGTTGTTAGACCGGCACATACCTTCACAATGTCCTCGGGGGCAAAATACTGTGTTAGGAGCCAGGCACAGTAAACGGCGTGATATGCATCGTTGACACTCTTCAGGTAGCCAGCATCCAGTCCTGACTCATGTTTCCTCCCTCGCTTCTTCAGGCGGCGCATGTTCTCCTCCACGTTTAACTTCATCCAGACTATGGTGTCCCCCGGGTCTGCGGTAAACGTGGCCAAAACTTGAATAAAGTCACTATAGGAGAGAAGCTGGCTCCGGAGCAGCATTAGAGGGAAAACCACGGAGGCCGACAGCAAATGGCGATCATGCAAAATCCAACAATCCAGGGGCGCGACTGACCTGGCACCAGACTCGGTAACCAGCAAGCTCCGCTTCCTAGAGGCCAAGACTCTGAAAGGGGTAGTAAATTTCATCTGGCATGCTAAAACCTCAGCCGACGTGTCTTCCCTTCCATGCCTCGCCCGAGTCACATTCTTGTGCATGGCCTTAATGGCATTTTCATACACATGAGTCCAGTACCGCATCGGTTCAGGGACTACAATGGTCAGGTCCCCAAAGACAGCCTTCAAATGATTCAGCATAGTAGTCTTTCCCACACCAGGGGCACCTTCCAAAAATAGGGAACAGGCAGGTTTGATTACTGGTACATGATTTGTCAGGTGGGTCACAATTGGAACCCGCGTGCTCTCCTTCCTCTGAGCCTTGGCCTGGCGGGTGTCTTGGGCATCATCCAGATTCAGAACATTCATCACACTCCCACTTAGCCGCTTCAGCTGGGCAGCATGCTTGGATAACTTACTAAACTCACGCCCATGGGCGGCCAGGTGTTCGAAGAGACCAGAAGGCTTACCCTTGCCACCATTCTTTTGTTTTAACGCGGAATGAGAAGAGGGCCTGCGGAAATTAGACTCATCCTCAGACTCACAGTCAGATTTGTCATCGAGCCCAAGGCCGGCCAGGCCCTCCTCAAAGCCTTTCTGGTACATGAAGCTCCGGCTCGTGGAGTCCGCACCTCCTTCTGTGCACGAAGTTTTGCGGAACCAGGAGAAGGGGTCTGGCGTCTTGCTGGGGCCACACTCCCGGCTACGTGGCTTCGGGGTAGGGGCAGTAGGCTTTTGGTGTGCGGGTGCTGGTGGCTGGGCTCCCCTGGGTAGGGTAAAGGGGCACGGTGTGTGCCGGCTACCCGGAGAGTTTCCAGTATTAGATGTCACGGCAGCCTGGGTCCGGCACGGCACCCTCTCCCCAGACAGTCCGGTCGGAGCCATCAAGGGGGGCCAGTGGGTGGGCACCTGGTAGAGTCCGTCATCATCTTCCTCACCTGCCCCTGAGTCACTGCCGGTTGGGGTAAGAACTGAGGGGGCAAAGTCATCAATCTCAGCGTAAAAGTTTTCGTGTCTTTCGTTTTCAGGGGACTCATCCTCCTGACATTTTCGCCAGCCGCCGGGCGGGCCGGCCTCCTTTCCTGGAAATCCAGCCATGGATCCCACCCGAGGTCTGTGTGCCCTCTCCACGCACGACCTGGCAAAATTTCACAGTCTCCCCCCGGCTAGAAAGGCGGCAGGTAAGCGAGCGCACCTTAGGTGTTACTCCAAGCTGCTCTCTCTTAAGAGCTGGGAGCAACTAGCCTCTTTTTTGTCTCTGCCCCCGGGACCCACGTTTACGGACTTTAGACTATTTTTCGAAGTCACCCTGGGTCGGAGAATCGCAGATTGCGTTGTGGTAGCTCTGCAGCCTTCCCCCCGGTGTTATATTGTAGAATTTAAGACGGCCATGAGCAACACGGCCAACCCGCAAAGCGTTACTCGCAAGGCACAGAGGCTAGAGGGCACCGCCCAGTTGTGTGACTGTGCCAATTTTCTTCGCACGTCCTGCCCCCCCGTGCTGGGCAGTCAGGGCCTGGAAGTCTTGGCGGCGTTGGTATTTAAAAACCAGCGATCCCTGAGAACGCTCCAGGTAGAGTTTCCAGCCCTGGGCCAAAAGACCCTCCCCACCTCCACCACCGGCCTGCTAAACCTCCTCTCCCGCTGGCAGGATGGCGCTCTCCGGGCACGTCTTGATAGACCCCGCCCGACTGCCCAGGGACACAGGCCCCGAACTCATGTGGGCCCCAAGCCTTCGCAACTCACTGCGCGTGTCCCCCGAAGCGCTCGAGCTGGCAGAGCGGGAGGCCGAAAGGGCCAGGTCGGAGCGGTGGGACAGGTGTGCCCAGGTGCTCAAAAATAGGCTGCTCCGCGTGGAGCTGGACGGCATCATGCGTGACCACCTGGCCAGGGCGGAGGAGATCCGCCAGGACCTGGATGCTGTAGTGGCCTTCTCTGATGGCCTGGAGAGCATGCAGGTCAGGTCCCCCTCCACGGGAGGGCGCTCTGCGCCAGCCCCGCCCTCCCCATCCCCAGCCCAGCCGTTCACTCGGCTCACCGGGAACGCCCAGTATGCAGTCTCAATCTCTCCCACGGACCCCCCTCTGATGGTGGCCGGCAGCCTGGCTCAAACGCTGCTTGGTAATCTGTACGGGAACATCAACCAGTGGGTACCGTCCTTCGGACCCTGGTACAGGACCATGTCGGCTAATGCCATGCAGCGGCGCGTGTTCCCTAAGCAGCTGAGGGGCAACCTGAACTTTACCAACTCCGTCTCCCTAAAGCTGATGACAGAAGTGGTGGCGGTGCTTGAGGGCACCACCCAAGACTTTTTCTCAGACGTCAGGCACCTGCCAGACCTCCAGGCTGCCCTGATCCTCTCGGTGGCCTACCTGCTACTCCAGGGGGGCTCCTCACACCAGCAGCGCCCCCTCCCTGCCTCACGGGAAGAGCTGCTGGAGCTGGGCCCGGAGAGCCTAGAGAAAATCATCGCCGACCTCAAGGCCAAGTCACCCGGCGGAAATTTTATGATTTTAACAAGCGGAAACAAGGAAGCGCGCCAGTCAATAGCCCCTCTCAACCGACAGGCGGCATATCCACCCGGCACATTCGCGGACAATAAGATTTACAACCTGTTTGTGGGAGCGGGACTACTGCCCACGACGGCCGCGCTGAACGTGCCCGGGGCGGCGGGTCGGGACCGAGACCTGGTGTACCGGATCGCCAACCAGATCTTTGGGGAGGACGTGCCCCCCTTCTCATCTCACCAGTGGAACCTGCGCGTAGGTTTAGCCGCACTCGAGGCCCTGATGCTCGTCTACACGCTCTGCGAGACCGCCAACCTGGCCGAGGCGGCCACCCGGCGTCTACACCTATCGTCCCTGCTCCCCCAGGCAATGCAGCGGCGCAAGCCTGCCATGGCGTCAGCTGGTATGCCGGGCGCCTATCCAGTCCAGACGCTTTTCCGCCATGGGGAGCTCTTCCGCTTCATCTGGGCCCACTACGTGAGGCCCACGGTGGCGGCAGACCCCCAGGCCTCCATCAGCTCTCTTTTCCCCGGGCTGGTTTTGCTGGCCCTGGAGCTGAAGTTGATGGATGGGCAGGCTCCCTCCCATTATGCCATAAACCTGACCGGACAAAAGTTTGACACCCTCTTTGAGATTATCAACCAGAAGCTTTTATTTCACGACCCGGCTGCCATGCTGGCGGCGCGCACACAGCTGCGTCTAGCCTTCGAGGACGGCGTCGGTGTTGCCCTGGGGCGCCCCTCGCCCATGCTTGCGGCGCGGGAGATCCTGGAGCGTCAGTTCTCAGCCTCGGATGACTACGACCGGCTGTACTTCCTGACGCTGGGCTACCTGGCCTCCCCGGTGGCCCCAAGCTGAGCCAGTTCCTCGCACTGGAGTGGGTCATTGGCAAAAAGGTAAATAAAGTCATCGCACGGGGGTTTTGCCTCCTTCTCGTCTCTTGTTTCGGGTAGGGGAGTAAGGCCGTGCCAGGCCGCCATGCTCAGGGCCACGGCGTGCCAGAGGCCCTCGTAGTCGTGCGCATCCGAGAGGATGGCACGGTCCAGAAGCAGATAGCCGGCCAGGCAGAGGAAGGCCACGAAGAGGGGGCGAAGGCGTGCCCGAACCCGGGTTTCATGCTCGTCTGCACCCCAGTGGACAAGGCAGTAGAGGACACCCACCACCAGGCGGTTAGGGAGGACACTGCCAAGGTTGAAGAGCAGATTTCCGTCAGCCAGGGTGACCTGGCTCAGGTCCGGCGCCCTGCGCAGTCCAAGCTGCGCCCACACACATGCACAGACGGCCCCTGTGACATCAGGCCGGTCATGCAAAAACAGACAAAGAGACCGTGAGCGGTTACCGGGGCGCAGGGCCTCTGCCGGGAAGCCCACCCGGGCCAGGGCCCGGTAAAGCAGGTACCAGTATTCATCCGGCACCTTGCGTGCCAACACACGATTCGTGCGGTTTCCAGTATTTATCACGGCTTCCCGCCACAGGTAAAAGTTAACACTTAGGGTCAGCAGCTTGGTCAGGGATAGGTGCAAAAACCTGAGCTCGTCCTCGCGCAGAGCGCAAAGCGGCCAGTTCTTTAGCATCTTCAGGAGGAGCCCGTGAATCCCAGGTGTCATTCGCGCGTCATCCCCGCGCACCCCCAGTCCCATTAACATAGCGGGCACAATGGTGCAGGCACCGTCTGTATACGTCTGCGGCTTCGTGGAGCGCCCGGACGCCCCACCCAAGGACGCCTGCCTTCACCTGGATCCCCTCACCGTCAAGAGCCAGCTCCCTCTGAAGAAGCCCTTGCCACTCACGGTGGAACACCTGCCGGATGCTCCGGTCGGCTCAGTCTTTGGCCTTTACCAGAGCCGAGCGGGTCTCTTTAGCGCAGCCTCGATTACCTCTGGGGTCTTCCTGTCCCTGCTGGACTCAATTTACCACGATTGCGATATTGCACAGAGTCAGCGCCTGCCCCTCCCTCGAGAACCCAAGTTGGAGGCTCTGCACGCCTGGCTCCCCTCACTGTCACTGGCCTCCCTCCACCCAGACATACCCCAAACCACCGCAGATGGAGGCAAGCTGTCCTTCTTTGACCACGTATCTATCTGTGCCCTGGGTCGTCGGCGCGGCACCACGGCAGTCTACGGTACAGACCTTGCGTGGGTCCTGAAGCACTTTAGTGACCTGGAACCGTCTATCGCCGCCCAGATTGAGAATGACGCCAATGCCGCAAAGCGTGAATCCGGATGCCCGGAAGACCACCCTCTGCCCCTCACGAAGCTCATAGCTAAGGCCATCGATGCTGGATTTCTGAGAAACCGCGTGGAGACTCTGAGGCAGGACAGGGGTGTGGCCAATATCCCAGCCGAGTCGTATTTAAAGGCCAGCGACGCCCCGGACCTACAAAAGCCGGACAAGGCACTTCAGAGCCCACCACCGGCCTCCACAGACCCAGCCACCATGCTATCAGGTAACGCAGGAGAAGGAGCAACAGCCTGCGGAGGTTCGGCCGCCGCGGGCCAGGACCTCATCAGCGTCCCCCGCAACACCTTTATGACACTGCTTCAGACCAACCTGGACAACAAACCGCCAAGGCAGACCCCGCTACCCTACGCGGCCCCGCTGCCCCCCTTTTCCCACCAGGCAATTGCCACCGCGCCTTCCTACGGTCCTGGGGCCGGAGCGGTCGCCCCGGCCGGCGGCTACTTTACCTCCCCAGGAGGTTACTACGCCGGGCCCGCGGGCGGGGACCCGGGTGCCTTCTTGGCGATGGACGCTCACACCTACCACCCCCACCCACACCCCCCTCCGGCCTACTTTGGCTTGCCGGGCCTCTTTGGCCCCCCTCCACCCGTGCCTCCTTACTACGGATCCCACTTGCGGGCAGACTACGTCCCCGCTCCCTCGCGATCCAACAAGCGGAAAAGAGAGCCCGAGGAGGATGAAGAAGGCGGGGGGCTATTCCCGGGGGAGGATGCCACCCTCTACCGCAAGGACATAGCGGGCCTCTCCAAGAGCGTGAATGAGTTACAGCACACGCTACAGGCCCTGCGCCGGGAGACGCTGTCCTACGGCCACACCGGAGTCGGATACTGCCCCCAGCAGGGCCCCTGCTACACCCACCCGGGGCCTTACGGATTTCAGCCTCATCAAAGCTACGAAGTGCCCAGATACGTCCCTCATCCGCCCCCACCACCAACTTCTCACCAGGCAGCTCAGGCGCAGCCTCCACCCCCGGGCACACAGGCCCCCGAAGCCCACTGTGTGGCCGAGTCCACGATCCCTGAGGCGGGAGCAGCCGGGAACTCTGGACCCCGGGAGGACACCAACCCTCAGCAGCCCACCACCGAGGGCCACCACCGCGGAAAGAAACTGGTGCAGGCCTCTGCGTCCGGAGTGGCTCAGTCTAAGGAGCCCACCACCCCCAAGGCCAAGTCTGTGTCAGCCCACCTCAAGTCCATCTTTTGCGAGGAATTGCTGAATAAACGCGTGGCTTGAAAGTAAACTTTATTGCGTGTTAGTACCTGTCCATTCACAGGGGTATCCAGCCCTTGCGCCGCCTCCCCCAGCCCGCCAGCCACCCCAGACAGGAGATGATAATGATGAGGAGCACCGGAGCCACCACAGCACAAGTGATTAGGAGCAGGGCCCAGTGCACCCAGGTGGTCTTAGGGCGCCAGGGATCGATTGGAAAAGGGCCCAGGGTCACTGGCTTATGCGTGGGACGTTTAGAAACAGGCCGCCTATGGGGCCTGTGACTGGTGCTTGTGGTGTGGGAGACTAATGTGGTGGGGGCTATGGTAGTGGCTGGGATAACAGTAAGATGCATACGCTGAGTGAGCGTCCGGTTGGCATGGTATTGGTCGTCTTCTTCCCCTGCAGAGTAATTGCAGTGGACCCCGGAGGCCACACTGCAATTTCTCAGTGTCACATTGCACGTGTAGTAACCTGCATGCGCAAGGGTCACATTGGGGATTATCAGAGAGACGGAGGTGTTGGAGTCATTTACCCATTCTAGGGTAAGGCTATAATTGTAACCCCCGTTAGTTATATGAGTTCCGTTGTTGGAAGTAGCTACGGCCAAGGGCAGTTGTCCATCCCCGGGAGTGTATCCCCGGCCCAACTCGATCCGAGAGACCGACTCA